TATTTCTCCACAGCCGTGAATGCTGACGTGAATTCGGTCGCAGTAGCAGAAACGGGCGAATACGCCCACGCCAGACACATATTATCCACCATGATCGGCATACCCGGCTGGCCGACGACAAAATCCCTGACCGCCCCGATACCGCTCGCGCCCGATATCGTTGCGATAGGCCGCGCAATCGTCACGCCAAAGTCCCCCACCGTGCCCGTCGAGACCGACAATTGAACCGATGTAACCGACCTCACGCCCGTATCCCCGGCCGCAAGCGGAACCCGCACAAGGCGCGTTGCCTCGCGGAAGTTTGTCCCCCCGAGTTGCGTTGTGGCAGTCGCGGAATTGCCGTCCTGGTCAATATAGGTCACCGTGCAAGTCGCCGATGTCGTTCCGATCAGCGTGTATATCTCCAGAAAGACGACATTCCCGACCCCGCCCGTATTGCGAGTGATAGCGGGGCTTGCAGGGCTTCCCTGCACGGTCTGCGACGATGTGCTCGTGCCGCTCAAGCCGCTCATGTGAAAGAGCCGGTCATACAGGGTATAATTGCCGCCCACCGCCGGAAGGACGGCGATGCTTTGCATGAACTTTTCTTTGCCAGAGGCCGCATTGGTATACGGCGCAGCGCCTTGTGTGGATGCCGTAGGTATCGCAGCCGCCCCCGGCGCCGATCCGCCCGCCGGAAGGCCGTCATACTGCCAGGCAGAATGCAGGCGCCCCGCGATAGGTGTCGCCGCCGCCGCGCCTGAAATCCGCGCTATCTTGAAGGGAACTTGCGTTTCCGGCGCCCCGCTCGACCCGCCGGAAAGCCGGTTCACAAGGTCCGAAAGGTCGGTAAGAGCCGCCATCAGTCGCCCTCCCAATTCGTGCCGCGAATGCCGATAGCGTCCTCTTTCGCGGCCACAATCAGCGCGGCAAGATTGTCCAGATTGACGCCGCTGGAATAGACAAGCCCGCCGGTCGCAATCGGTTCGATCACAAACAGACCGTCCCCGATGCTTAACCGCCAGTCATTCGTTTCTGCCGTGTAAATCACGCGCGGCGGCTTCACTTCGATATACATCAACTGCCCTCGTTTTTGCGGCGCCTGATAATCAAGGCGACATGAGCGAAAAGCGCGATTGCCGCGCCAAGCAAAACGGCCACCGTAGCCATGGAATGCAATTCAAGAACATATCGCCCGCAAAGCTTGACCTCCTCCAGCGCCACCAGAGGAAGCGCCGCGCCGATCCCGACAAAGCCCGCGTCCGTAATGCTGTCTACAGGTCTGTAACCCTGCAATTTCCACTCAATCAGAACAAAATACGCTACCAGAATGCCGAGAAAAACCGCCAATCGCGGTGGCATTTCACCGAAAACCGCCCCGAAACCAGCACTCACCAGCGCGCACACAAACGCGCCAAGCGCGATGTGCCCGAATTGGTTTATGAAAGCCTCATACGGGCTATCCGCATAGTCATCAGGGCGATTAGCCTCGCCCCAGATATCCCGAAACAGTCGCATCATGCCAGGTCAGTCCAGCGTGATATCAAGATCGGACGAAGGAATGCGGAAAACGCTGCCCGATCCGATGGTGAACGTGGCCGGGGAGCCGCCCGATTGAAGCGTAGCATATCCGAGCATGTTCCCGCCCGTCGACGCGTCAAACACCGCCGCGTGACTGATGGTCCCCCATGACGCTGTTGCCGCTGGCCACTCGATAGCGGCGCTGTTCGTGGCCAGGTTGCCCGACACCGTAAAGGTTGCCGACTGCCGAGCATACGATCCGCCCGATACCTCAGTCCCGCCGCCAGTCTCGCCCGGTGCCGCAGTGAACAAGCCCACATGCCAAGCCGTAGGCCGCGTTGCCGAACCCGTGGTGAAAGCCCATTGCAGGATCAGCGTCTCAAGGTGATTGGTAAAGCTCATGGCGCGCCCCTTCGTGTCCGCATGACTAGGCCGGTCCCACCGTATTTGGTCGCCGCGCCACTGGTGTTAAGCCGGTCAATCGCTTGCGCGGCCAAGGCTTCCCATACCTGGACCCGCGCATCCTCCCGCAGATAAGGCGCCGAATGGACCAAGGACGCGTAGAGATACACGTCCGGCGCCTCTGTCAGCAGCCAATTTGTCGTCACCGTGTCCGACAATGCCGGAACCCGCGCGTAATAGACCAAGCTCGCCTCATAGGCCTGATCCGGCGTCGGGAATAGCTCAAGCGTTCCCGCCGTCAGCGCGTAGCTGTCAGGCTTTCCGGCAAGGTCCGACCGATCCGCCCGCAATTGCAGCATCTGGGCCGTGCTGATCGGCTTCACCTCCCCGCCGGACACCATCTGCAAGCGGATCGGCTGCACAAAGTCAGTCGGCAGAACGCTGTATTGCGTATCCAGATCGGCCGTGCTTCGCTTTTCCATCCGCCAGTGGCGCACGTCCCGATTGATCCGCGCCTCACCCATCGCCACGAATGACGGGATAACCGATGCAAGGTCATCACGCATCAGCGTCTCGGCAATCGTCGTCAGCAACTCAGCATAGGTCGACGGCATTACCTGGCCCTTCTCAATGCGGCATCAATGATCCGGACAAGCTCCTCTGTCGGCATCTGCCCGTATGGCGTCGAGCGGTCCAGCTTCACCGTTGTAATTGGTTCCGGCCTAGTGAACCGGCTTACATCGCTCTGTGCCGGTGCCGCAGTCGGCGCTTGAATCGGCGCTCTGGTCGGCACCTGCATTGGCGTTTGCATCTGCGATTGCCGCAGTTGGCCTAAGATATCCTCCAGCGTCTGCCCTACGGCCTTGACCTGCCCCGCTCGGCGTTTGGCGCCATAAGGCGACACGCCGATTGCGTTGAGAAGGTCAGCCAGTGCGCCACCCTCGAATTGCGGCCCGGCCTTGCCAAGCCCACCGCCATCAATGAAATCCACCAAGCCCCGTAATTGCATTCGCGCCTCCATTCGCAGAGACACTAACACAATTCATTGTGCGGCGCTATGCAATGCCCCGCAGATTGCGCCTGATAGGCGGAAGCCTCGCCTGCCCCATATTGACGGCCTGCGCCGCATAGACCGCCGCCAAGCCCGCAGCATCGGCGCAATGGCTGGACTTGTCATGCTCCGGCCCTAGCCCAATGCCGCGCTCCTCGTCCCATCGCTCATGGTATAGCGCCAAGGTCGCAAGCCCTGTCTCGGTCCGCTCCTCGTGGAAACGGCACCTGGGGAATATGCCGCGCAGAGCGTGAACCCGCTGCATCGCTGCGCCCTTGCCTTGATTGGGCACTACGGCAGTCTGGAAACCCGCCTCGCGCAGAAACTTCTCCGGCGTGACGCTGAAAACCGCGTCATGCCTCGCACCATCATGCGGCAGGACGCATACAGCATCGCCCCATCCATTCGATCTCAGCCATGCGACGTGGGCGGAAAACTCCTGCCCGACTGCCTCATAATAATCAAGGAAGCGCAGCTCCTCCCCGATGTATTGGACAATCCAGATCGCGGTCGCATCCGCCGCTGTAGAGGTCGATCCGATATCCCAAACGGCATGGACCTTATTCATGGAATGCCGGACGAAGAAACCGACCCTGTTTTCCTGTCGCGCGCGATGGATGTGATCGGCGTAGTATGCGCCCTTCACCTGCGCCAGGTATGCGCCTTCCCAAATGTGCGCATATACTGCCGGGTCAAGGTTCTGCTCTTGCTCTTTCCGCAAGGCTTCAAGCCCGGCCGGGAAGTAAGGATTATCCCTCCAGTTCAATTCCGCAATCAGCATCCCGTCCGGCTTCCATTTGCGGAAGCGCCGATCAACCGGGCTGTTCTCTGTCTGCGGGTTCCATATAGACCATAGCTCGGACATGGGCTGGCGAAACACGGTCGCTTCCAAGGCAAGCCATGCCGCCTCTGGAATGTCCTCGGCTTCCTCCACAACGGTCAGGTCAATCTTGGCCAGCGACTTGATGCTCTGCTCATTCCTCCTCAAGCCGCGAAAGATGAACTCCGTCCCATTCGATCCGCGCAGGTAATCCTCGCCTACGTCATAGTGCGCCGATAGCCAGTCATGAGCCTCAATCGCAGCCTTCACCTCGGCGTGAAAAGACTGCTTGATGCTGACCTGATATTCCCGGACGCAAAGCACTCTCAGCGGCTCTGCGTATCCCCAGACAGCTGCCATGATCGCGGCGCTATAGGACTTTCCCGATCCTCGCCCACCATAAAGGCAACGATACCGCGCCGATCCGCGATTGGGCGACAGGACTGAGACGACCTTGGGAGGAAGCTTAATCCTGGCCGTTGTCATCGGCTGCTTCAATCACGATCCGTGTCGGTGACATCGTGCCATCCGTCGACGTGTGATCTATCGACTGGCGCGCCGTTCCGTCTGCCCGATCAAGCACGTCCTTTACCACGCGGTGAACGTCTGCCGTGATTGTCTCGCCAGCATCGCGCCTAGCCTGCTCCTCGACGGCTTGCATCTGCGCCAGAAGCACACGCGCGGCAATCTCTGCGGCCTCATTGATAAGCCTGCGCCGCTCGCGCGATATCCCGCCGGGATTGCCAGTTTGCCCGGGTTTCCATCGTGTCTCCAAAGGCGGATCTGGTCTAGGCATGCCTGCACTCACGCTGCGCAAGCGCATTATGCTGGCGAGCACTCCAAAAGTAAAGAGGCGCGAAGGTTTGAGCCGTCGCGCCTCTTTGGCCGCAGGATTGGCGATGCGAAGACGAGTCACACCGATTTTTTGCTACGGCACGATCTTATGCTCTAATCCATACCAAGTAGGCTGATTTTGTGCAAGTATCTTGTCGGCGCGAATAGGCGTCGCCGGCCCTCACAGATGTGTCATGGCGGCCAGTCATCTGGGCGGAAACAGCGCCTTGATTGCCTCACGATATGCGACACTGAGACGGATTACTTCGGCATCGTCGTGATCTGCCACATGATAATAACGCGCAGTAGACGCGAGCTTTGCGCCATAGACGGCCACAAGAGCGTCTTGAAACTCGTTGTCTAGTTTTGTTGCGATGGCGTGAAGGCTGTGAAGATCAGTCATTTTGTCTCTCCCTCAGTTGATGCCCTGACCATACACCATGCGGGCGGTCTGTCAACCCCCTAATCGCACTCTTTCGCATGATCCACCCCGGCCATGAGAAGCCAGAGAGCATCGCGCCGCGTCATTCCTGATGATCGGATCACTAGCTCGTCGTCATGGTCGAACCCGATCACGATTACCTCTTTGAGGTCACCGGCGTTGCGGGCGCAGTATTCCAGGCACTCGCCGGGCGTCATGCGCTCGTGTGGGGGGAGCTGGAATAGATCAGCGCGCGGCATGATATCTTAAGCCACGTCTGCGAGCGCCGCCGCTGACCATTGCGCCGCCGCTGCCATTGCAAGACCGGGGAATGTCCGGCTGCGCTCCTTCCATCTGCCAGGACCGGGCGGCGCGCGGTGAACTGCCGACCATGCCTTGTGCGCGTCGGTTCCGGGGCGCGGCCGAGCGAGGATGCGTGTAGGCGTCAAGGGCGGCAGGCCGCGCAGATAAAAGCCCGTGGCCTTGAAATAGGGGTCACCGAACCACCAAGGCTGCACGATCTGCGGGCGGGGCAGATCGGCGGGCATCCGCTCTCTTGCATGGCGATGCATGATCGGGTTTTCCAGTGCCACGCGCGGCACGGGGGCCTGCCAGCAAGCCGAAAAGAGTGCCGCGCCTTCATCGAGCTCTGCCCACATCTGCGCCAGCGTCCTGCCGGGCGGCGGCTTGTGCAGCCAGCGGACGCCACTATTGCAAAGCCTGGTGCAAGGCGGATGCATGACTGCCAAATCCCATCCATCGGCCAGATGGTCGCGCACGTCGCCGATGATGTGGCGATTGCTGCCGTCCTCTGCGGGGAGTAAATCGACTGACCATGCCTCATGCCCGAGCGCGGCGAAGGCTTGCCGCATTCGGCCTGACGTCTCGCACCCTATCAGGACCCGTAACTTCATGCTACAGCCCAAATCCTACGGCCAGGAACACGACCCCCGCGAAGGCGACGAATAGCGCGAGGCCCGCCCTTATGTTCCCCCTCTGCGGCATGTTCCCACCATCGCGAAGGTTTGCGAACCGGGGGAGATCGGGACGGTTGGTCATGCTGCACCTGCGTATGATGGGGATACATTGCCGCCGAACCGCCAGTTGGCATGTCGCGTGAGGATAAACCGCATCAGGTCGGGGTCATGCTTTTCTTGCCCGGCTTGCGTTGCCGCAATGTCAAGCATGGGCGCTAATGTTCTGACCAGATATTCCACCTCATGGGCAAAATCTTCGGCCCTATAAAGCATCCTGTCATTCTGAGTGCGCTCTGCGGCCCAAAGAAACGCGTCCCGGCCGAGATCGGTTCTTAGCCCATACATGACATTCTGATAAAGGATCGGCATGTTGTTTGCGGTCATGCCGCACCCCCATTGGCGATTTTAGCCAAGTATTCTGCCGTACCACGGTCCGTAAAAACCGCACCTTCGCGGCTGGGGTTGAGGTGCTGCCGAATAAGCTCCGACGTCACGTTCAAGCCGCCTTTCTCCCTGTCAGCGACAGACCAATAACGCCAATCAACGGAATAAGTTGCCGGGCGAGCATAATAACGGCCTGTCACTCCTGGTCCCCCTTTGCCTTGACGTTCGCCACAAAATTGACGCTTCTGCCCCCGGTCGAAACGTCGAACCTTTCCCTGTAACGGGAAGCCTCTTTCAGCCAGTCCATCCCCGGCCCTACGTCCAGCGCCGCGCGGATTTGATCCGACATGGCGTAATTTCCGGCCGCGCGGGCAGCGTCGTATATCTCCACAACCCTGTTCAGCCGCGTCTTAGCCCGGCGAGCTTCCCGCTCGCGCCACTTTAGGGCCACAAAGTAACCGGCCAATTGTCCCTCGATACTTATCCCGCCTTTTTCGCGCTCCTCCTCCAACTGCGCGCGCAAGCCGGTGATTTCTTCCCTGATCTCATAATCGCGATCCTTTGGCCGTTCTTTTCCGTAAAGTTCCTCCCGTATTTCGCGCAAGCCGGGGAGTTTTCTCGTGATCCGGTATTCGCCAGTCACTCCGTCTCTCCCTTTGCCTGAATTGCTAGAAAGTCAGGATACTTTCGCAGAAACGCTTCTCCAGCCGCTTTCGCCTCCGAAAGGGTCGAAAAATCTTGCTTTAGAGTCCGCCAACGGAACTGTTTCCCGTTTCGGTAGTCAGCCACCCGAACGCTCAGCAGCCCGTGCGGTTTTTCTCCGCGCGCCCGCGCAGGAGTATAACCGTCATTGGCCTCGCATTCGATGCGAAGCGCTGGATTGCCGTTTACTTCTGCGCTTGGCCATGCTCTGCGCTCAAAGCTCCGGAACTGGCCAGTAGGCGGCGGGTCAACCCTCCACACGAACTTAATGTTGCGCTCGACCGTCATTCCGCGTCCCCCTTTGCCTTGGTGATTGCGGCTTGGACTTTGCCAAGCGCGTCAGCGACCCATTTTATGTCAAACTGCGAAAGGGACGATTCCGCAGCTTCCAGCGCCGCCAGCATCTCCGGCGCCGCTGCGATCAAGCGGGCGCTGGCGGCGCGCTCGTGGCTGTCTGCGGCTGGCTTCTGGTCGGCGCCTAAGCTGTCGCCCAGGATTTCCACCACCCGGCGCAGATCGTTCAGCGCATAGGCGTAGTGGATTTCCGCGACGTGGCCGCTGGTGTAATAGGTCAGCATCATTTCATCCGCCGCAGAACGCAGTCGATGCATCGTCTGCAAGGCCATCTGCTTCATGGTGTCGGTCATCGGTCTCTCCCTTTCTGATGTTCATCAACGCCCTTCTATACTGTTCTGGTTGGCTTGTCAACTAGGGAAAGCATGTCGCCAGCCGCGTCAGAAATGTAATCTTCCTTCGCCTTTGCGATATTTTTGACTGCCTGCCGATAATAACTCCCCTTCAGCTCGGCCCCGATGCCGCGACGGCCTAGATAAACAGGGCTATAGACCTCTGAACCTACCCCCATAAACGGGGTAAACACGGTCTCGCCTGGATTTGTATATAACTCCACACACCGATGAATGATGTCTAGCATCAGCGGGTGAACGTGCTTTACGTCATCCGGTTCCCTGGCCTCGCCATCATCCACTACAGCCCGAGCGCGAAGTCCATCGCCACAAATCTGATCGTTAGACGAACGGATATCCAACCACGCGCTCGAAGCATATCGCCGCCAGACGTTCTGCGAAAATCGGTTTTTCTTCTGATCGCCATCATAGCCGCGCCATTGCATTGCCTCGGGAGGAATTGGATCAGAACCAAAGTAGCGAAGAAACCCATTTTCATGAGTAACCGGAACACGGTTTTCCCCACCCTTACGGAAGAACAAGATATAATCGGCATTTGCTATACTGGATTGTGTGCTATCGTCGCAGATCGTCTTATGCGCCAAGCCCCTCACCATAGTCCTCAGACGAACCGAAAGAGGCTCATTCCATTTCAATCGCCGACCCATAAACTTGAAGCCCGCTTCCTCATGAAGTCGGATAATGTTACCCGGCAGGTCGTGGCAGTTCCCCAAACTATCCTCACCGATGTCCATGCAGTGAACGCAGTTGATCCGCCCTGGCTTTGTGATCCGGTGCATTTCTCGGACCAAAAAAGCATACTGCCCATAGAACTCGTCGTAATCGTAGCAGTTCGACATGTCTCGCTCATCGCCAGAGTATTGAAATAACCCGGCGAAAGGCGGCGAATATATAGACATATCGATTGATGCATCTGGTAGGTCGGCGATGACCTCTACGCAATCCCCATTATAGATAGCATAGTCATCAGTGATAAATTGATCGTTTACAGCCATTTCGGTCTCTCCACTTTCATGCCATTTCCGAAAATCTTGCGATGGTCCTGCGCTTCAATCATGTGCGCCATCATTTCGGCGAACATCTTGTCAGCGGCCTCAGCCTTCCTCTTGCGCGACTTGGCAACATTGGCGAGCGATGTTGTTCCTATTTGGTGAACCGTCACGGGGCGCCTCTGCCCAAACCGCCAAAAACGACGCACCGCCTGATAATACTGCTCGTAACTGTAGTCATCAAAGTAGGTGCAAGCATTGCAGTGCTGCCAGTTCACACCCAATGCCGCAATCTTGGGCTTTGTGATCAGATACTTGATTTGCCCAGACCGGAATGCGACGAACTTTTCGTCCTTCGCCTCGTCGCTGTCGGCGCCAGATAGGTTAACCGCACCTGGTATTATTTCCGCCAAGTATTCCGCTTCAGCGTTAAAGTGACACCATGCCACGCCGCTTTCATGTTGCGTCAAAAGCCTCGCGGCTTCATCACACCTTTCACGGATAGTCGCTTTGCGCTCCTCACGCTCCTCGGGCAATCCCTTAACCGGCATCGCAAACAACTGGCCGTCAAGCGGTTTGCTCTCGATCTCATGCCTGACTTCGATCAGCTCCGGTAAAACCCATGCCGCGTCCGAATATCCCAGATCAGACGGCCTGCGCACCGCGCGCGCCCATGACGCAACCCACCGCCAGAAATGCGGCTCTGCATGTCCTTTGAAGGTCCATTGTTGGCCAATATGCGCGGGATGCAAGGTATCGTCATTTGACTTAAAGAAGGCTTGAAGCATGTCCATATAAGCCATATCCCCAAGCGCCTCTGATGAGGTGCCGAGCTCGGTATAATCATTCGGGGAAGGTGTGGCCGTAAACATGGCGCGATATTCTACCTTGCGCATAAACTTTGTTATGCCGTCACGAATAGCCCCGTCAAAGTTTTTCAGGATTGAGCTTTCATCGCAAACAACGCCGGAAAAATCTGCCGGATCAAAATAATGAAGCCGCTCATAGTTTGTTGTGATGATATTTGCATCGGGCGGCAGTTTCCCGTCTGGACTGCGAACTGCACATAAGTCAAACTTGGTCGCCTCATCGACTGTTTGGGATGATACGGAAAGAGGAGCCAATATCAGAACGGGTCTATTTGTTTTTTCGATCACATTCTGCGCCCACACAAGCTGCATAAGCGTTTTCCCAAGGCCGCAATCGGCAAATGTTGCAGACCGCCCGCGGCGCAAAGACCAGTCGATTAGGTGCCTCTGGAAATCATGACAATGCGGGTTGTCATATATTGGCGCAAAGCCAAACTCACCGGCAAGGTGCGTTTTGCTTTCGATAAACGTGCGATATTCTTGCAGTCTCGATTGCGCGTTATTGACATGACCCATGAGTATCTCCCTCCTTGGCATGACCGCCCTAACTCTTGCACTCAGTCTTGTCAACCCTTATTCTGGCGCCGTTGAAAGTCTGCCCCGCGAGTTGAAGCGAGTTTTCCGAGGACCGCCCCGACAGATTGAGGCGGAGCAGACCATCACCGGCGCCCGACAATCACCCATACCGATCCGCGCCGCCCCCATGTCGGAACCGCGCGATAGCCGTTGTCTCTTAGCCAAACTGCGCATTCGCGCATCGCAGACACATCCTCGATCAGCCACCGGATCGAACGCAGCCGCATTACATGCCCTCCGGCAGATAGAACTTGCCGCCGATAGCGCGATTTCCTGGCACCACGATCAGGTTGTAACGATACGCCCCCGTGTGCCTGATATAACGCCAATCGCTTTGACCGAACCGAAAATGCGCGCGCAGGTCCTTTGATGACACCCCCGGATTGTCCCTGATGTAGTCGATCACCGGGCGCATGATGATGTCGATCTTGCGCGCGGCATTGTTGCCGTCCTTGCGCTCGCCGCTGTTCTTGATGCCCGGCGGTAACCATTGAACGTGGCCCTCTTTCTTGCATAGCAGCGCATAGGCCCGGCCATATGCGCGCTCATAGGCTTGCCGCGCGTCACAGTCTGTCATTTACGGCCTCGATCAATTCGTAATCGTCGCCATATAGCCGCCGCCATTCGTCAGGCTCTCGGTGAAGCGCGACCTTGCTCTTGTCGAACATGCCGAGATGATGCCCCTCGCAAAGCGGGATGGTCAGGTCATCGCCGGATCGCCTCGTGCCGTGGCGCTCATGAATGCAGTGGTGAACCTGGGTGGGCGAGTTTTGCGGCAACCCGTATAGATCACAGATGATGCACCGCATTGATGCCAAGCGCCCAAGCCGCCCGGTATCCCTGATGCGTTTCGGCGGCTTGAAGGTCGGCCCCTGTCCTGTCAGTCCCATTTCTCCCTCCACATCACACCCTGTTCCGTCCCCCACGCGCCTATGAAGTCAATCAGCGCCGACATTTCTCTCACCGATAGCCCCGATGACTTGAAGCCCACCGGGAACACCTCGCCGTCCAGCCCTTGCAGGAAGCGCGCCTGATGCCCTAGAGCGTGCATAAACAATGCCTTCCATGTCTCTGGCGTATGAGCTCGTCCGCCCGGCTTGGCGTCTGCAACATCGGTCAGCATCGCCCATAGCTTTGCGTTCTGGTCGGCATTTCGGGTCGGCTCCCGGATGGTTACGATATACCCATCCGGGGCGTTGCGGATTGCCTCAATCGCAAAGTCGCGCTGCCGCTGTCCGACAAGACGGATCATGCCGAAAACATCTCCGCCTTGCGCCGCTCATAGGCTTCGACCACCTGCCCATAAAGGTCGGGGTAATTCTTCTGGAAGGCGTCGATATACTTCTTCCGCCGATCCCATTCGGTATCAAGCGCCTTCTCGCCTTTGCCTGCGAAACCTTCGCAAATGGCCTTGGCGAATGCCTCTGCCTTGACGCGCGGCGAAGGGTTTTCCGGCAGGCTGTCTAGGATGCTGTCCTCCCAAGCCTGTAGAAGCCCACCCGACATTGCCGTTGCCGGGGTTGTCTTGACCGATGCCGCCGCTGCGTTCCCATCATCATCCTCCGGCGCGATACCGGCCATTGCCATCAGCCCATAACGCCGGGCGTAGGTCACCGCTGATCCGAAGCCCTGCATGTCATTCTTGCCGATGATAAGCGGCACCCGACATTCCAGCCGCTCGCCCGACATGTGCAGGAATACCGTCTGGACAAAAATGCCGTGGTCATCCTGGCCGATAGGCTGCACCACCGCGATGCCATTGGCATTAAGCGCGGGCAAACATGCATCCATGACGTTGCCGAGGTCGGCATACTTCGACCGGAATGCCGGATTGTTGGACTGTTTCAGCGCAGGCCCCATTTCCTGCTGCGCCTTCACAATCGCCGCGACGATGCCTTGACCCGCCGCCGGTTGTGCATTAGATTTGGTGTCGGTCATCTTGTGTTTCTCCCCATGAGGTGATCGTTGGCCGGGGTCGAGGTCTTGTATCTCCCCCGGCCTTTTCTATTCCATTCATCAGCTTGCGTCAACCGCCTTGCCTTTCCTCGCCTAGCCGTGCCTAGCCACAACCGCCGAGCCCAACCTCGCCGTGCCTCGCCGCGCCTCAACCGCCCCGCCACGCCCAGCCTGACCATACCTTGACCGCCATGCCATGACTCACCCGTCCCCGCCAGTCCAAGCCCCGCCTAAACCGCCGTGCCCATCCAAGCTCTGCCATGCCTAACCTTAACCGCCGTGCCACGCCCGGCCAGACCGCGCCGTGCCTAACCCTAACCGCCCCGCCAAACCAGACCGCGCCGTGCCACGCCCTAACCGCCGCGCCCTACCTGACCTCGCCCCGCCTTGCCAGGCCGTGCCTTAACCGCCATGCCTGGCCATGCCTTGCCATACCTGGCCAAACCCCAACCGCCGTGCCCTACTTGGCCCTGCCAAGCCATACCCTAACCGCCCTGCCTCGCCAGACCCTGCCACGCCGAACCCCGACCGCCGTATCCGGCAGAGGCTAGACCGCCTCTGCCACGCTTCCGCTCAATAGCATCACGATTTCTTCAATGGGCCGCAGGTCGATATCATCGGCAGCGCCGCGATACCGAGACAGCCACGCCCTGAGAGAGACAGCCGCCTGTTTGCGCAGGTCAGCCGTCGCGCCTTCATCGGTCGGATCAAACGGCACATAGCCGCCGCCGATCCGCCGCCCGGCAATGGGCGAGACGAATGCCGGGTATTCCTTCGTCGTGATGTGGACCACCGACCCGACCGACACCTCCTGATGCACCACGATGCGCAGCCCTGATGCCATGCGCCGCGCAAGCCCGATCCTGTATTCGCGCGCCGCCTCTGTGTCGTCCTTGCCGTAGAACCACCCGTAAGCCTCATGGTCCGGGTTGTCTGCCAGCCAATCGACAAACTCACTAGGGACAAACATATTCCGCCCGGTTTGGGCGAGATACCCGTCGATGATTGCCTGCCGTGTTTTCGTCGTGAACTTCATGATTTCTCCTCTGGTTTACCTTGCATTGATGGATTGCAAGCCGATGGGCTTGCCTTAACCGCCGTGCCCCGCCTTGCCGAGCCAGCCCATGCCTAGACCGCCGCGCCGATCCCGGCCATGCCATACCGGGCCAGACCTCAACCGCCGTGCCCCGCCTTGCCGGGCCCCGCCCTAACCGCCTTGCCTTGCCAAGCCACGCCTTGCCTAGCCCAACCCTAACCGCCGCAACCAGCGCGGCAGGCCACCGTAGCAGCCCGCCGCGTTTGCATTATCCCGCCCGGCGCATCCTCTCCTCTTTCAGCACATTCATCAGCATCTCAGTCTCATCGTCCTGCCACTCGGGATGATCCAGCGCCGCCTGTTGAACCTCACGCGCCTCTTGGGTCACTTCATCCCAATAGCCCTGCCAGTCGCCCAGCTCGTCGCCAGCGACCGCAAACGTCCCGTAGGACCCGCGCCCCTTCTCTTGCCGAAAGTCCCCGATGCCGACGATAACGCCCGCATTCGCAAGCAACGTCGCCACCGAATAGGCCGAAAGCGTCGGCATGGAAAAGGCGATATGGACCTCTGCGCACCAGCGCGGCAGGAATGCCCGGCTCCTGATATCGGGCGTCCTGTTCATGTCCGCGCTGCGCACCACGTCCAGTTTCAGGTATGGCTTCCCCCATACCTGGATGGATTGCTCCGGAAGAAAGATCGTTTTCTGGACGCTGGACTTGGTGATGCCCGGCGTTTCCAGCGCCGCCGTCGCCATCGCAGACTTGACGCCTGATGCCGGGAAGCAAAGCAGCGTGTCGCCCGTCCGCTTTGTGTGAGCACTCGACCGAAACTCATTCTCGGGATCGTGCTTCAATTCCTTCTTCTGCGCCGCCGTCTTGCGTCCTCCGCCGATCAGCAGATCGCGCTTGGCCTTGAGGCTCATGCTGTTCATGTAGAGCGGCATGGTGCCGATCAGGCGAAGGCGAACCCGCCCCTGCTTCAAGGCGTCGATATGAAGCTCGCCAGCGTCTTGTTTCTTGAGTGCCATAAGTCGCATCCATGTTGCGGATGCTGGCCCGCTCTGGCATTATGCAAGAGAAGCCAATCGCATCCTTGGTTTCAGGCCGGGGTCGTTGGGACGAACCCCGGCCACCTCTTCACTAAACCGTCTTGCCCTACCTGTCAACCCCTATTCAGAAGGGGATATCGTCGTCATAGGGCGCCGGTTGCCGCTGCGGCGCCTCATGGGCCGCCGGTTGCTGGTGCGATGCATCGCCCCCCTGCGGCTTGTCAAGAGCCTGGACTTCCCCGCCGTAGGGCCGGATCACAACCTCGGTCGCATACTTCTCCTGACCGCTCTGGTCCTGCCACTTGCGCGTTTCCAGCTTGCCCTCGATGTAGACCCGCGAACCTTTGCGCAGGTATTGCTCCGCGAACCGGATTTGCGGTTCCGCAAAGATGACCACCGCCACCCATTCGGTGCGTTCCTTGCGCTCTCCCGTGGTCTTGTCCTTCCATGTCTCGGAACATGCCACCCGGAGATTGCAGACCTTGCCCCCGTTCTGGAATGTCCGGGTCTCCGGGTCTCGGCCAAGGTTGCCGATGAGAATGACCTTGTTGACGCTCATTTGTTGTCTCCCTGCGTTTTCACTTCATCCATACCTGGTATAAGCAGCCACCAACTTTCTGTCCCGGGCAAATCCCCGAACAAATTAGACCGGGATCGCAGGACCAATGACGCAATCGGCCACCATCCCAATTCCAAGTCCGTATCCACAAAGTATCGTTCGAGCGTGATAAGATACTCTGCCACGCCCGGAGGATTTGCATCGCCTCCGTTTACAGGCTCGGCCCTCAGACGCACCGAAGCGTCTTTGGGTCCTCCGTAAAAGTTGATTGCGTCATGTTCCCGCGTTTCCATGTGTTCAGACATCATCGTTTTCCTCTCCCCATACGCGGACGCTTTGCTCGTCATAGTCTTTTACACCGGCCATGCGCCTCAACGCTTCCGGTATCTGCGCCGCTATTTCAACAGCGGTTTCTTCTTCTACCTCCCACAAAAAATGGCCGACAACATTGCAGCAGTATCGCGCGACCTTCCGCTCAAATAAATCTGTCATCTCCGCCGTTGCGGGGACCAGTTTATCTGCCGCGCCATCTTCATTTGAAAAGCCGGATAAGCGCCAATATTTCCTGCCCATTGCAACGACAAATCGAGGCTCCAAACGCTCGATTACGCCACGTTGCAGCGTGGTAGAAAGCGCGTTTTTATATATCGAGTATACCGGATCGCCTAACTTTGTCTCCGGCCCGAAAACCTGTTGCATGTTGCCTCTCCCTCTGTCTGGCGCGACCCTAGAGCCAAGCCGCCCCCATGTCAACCCTCTTGCAACGCGCCCTTCCCCGGCATACAACCATCGCGCGGCAGGGGGGCTGCCTCTCTGCGGTTCAACGGGACAACACGATCCCACCCTGCCGCCTCTCTCACGGCATACGCTTTGGCGCAAAGCCCGCTTCCTGCATGATCTCCGCAGCCCTCTCCGCGCTGATCCGCTCACGATGCTCCTGGATTTGCGGCACCGGCGCGCCCATCGCGATTAGCGCACTCGGAACGCCGTCCATCTCGACCCTGCATCTCTCGGCAATATCCCCCTCCATCGGGCGCCGTCGCCGGTTCGGATTATCCGCGCCCTTCCACCATCTGACCGCCCGCTCAATTGCCCATTGAGGATATTCCGCCAGCGCCTCGCGCCAATCCTCTGCCTCCATTTCGCGAATGCCCTGCGGCGTATCCCGGTCGTAATACGGCATTAGAAGCGCCGCTATTCGCGCAAGGCACCACACCGGATTAGCAGGTTCCATCAATTTCGCCACGATCCGCTCGACATCATCCCGCGCGGGGCGCTGATCTACTGGCAACTGCCGCAAACGCCTCAGCCATTCCACGCCTTTTGTTATTTGTTCCTCGCTCAGCGTTGAAATACCATTCGCGGGTGACGGTCTGCCATCCCCGCTCCTCTGCAAGGCCGAGTGCGTCATCTGGTGAACCCCCCGCGTTGAATATGTCCCTCAGATTGTTCGCCAGCCGCGCCGCCGCCGTCGCGGTCAGGGGCTTTGACCTCTGCTTGCGATAGGCCAGGAAGCTGGCGACCGCTTGCGGAGACGCCCACTGGTTCAGCGCCTCGGACGCCGCGTCTCGCGCGCGCTTCTTCTCTTCTGACGGTTCTTGATGGTTATATGATGGTTTGGGGGAACCACGTTCCGGGTCAGGCGGAACCACGTTCCGGGTTTGTGCAGTCACGTTCCGGGGGGAACCACGTTCCGGGGGAACCTCGTTCCGGGTGCGCAGGCGGTAAAGATTGCACCTGTTGCGACCGGCGCTTTCATCAACGTCCAGCCACCCGCCAGCTTCAAGGCGCCGGATGATAGCCCGTATGCCCCGCTCTGTGAGGCATGTCTTGCGCGCCAAGGCATCGAGCGACGGCCAGCATTCCCCGGCGTCATTGGCGTAATCTGCCAATGCCAAGAGGACAAACCGCTCGGATTGGTTTTCCGGCCCGGCCTCCCAAAAATACGCCATCAGCTTGATGCTCATTCGCCCTCCCCCTTGATTGTAACGATCACCTTGCCGCGTTTCGCTACCTGGCCGATCTTGTGAGCCACGACAAACTTGCTGTCGTCAATCCCGATAGCGTCCATTAGGCCATCCTGTAGCGCCTTGATTGACGCAATCATATTGTCTTTATTCCGTGGTCTTTTGTCCGGTTCGCGGAACTCGATTGTCATAACAACCTCGTCCGCATTACTCGGCATAAGCCCCTGTGCTCGCGCTGCCCAAGCACAAGCATTCCGATACTTTTTGACAGCGTTAGCCTTTACTGCCCAATGCACTCTCGCATTCGGGGACAATTCTTTCGGATACCACGGCAATTCGATGGTCAAATCCAACTTGCGTCATCCTCGAACTTGATATCCAGGATCATGCCTGACCTCTCCTGTATGATCGCCGTGCGCTGTGCTGGCCTGCGCATACGGTTGGCCCACTGGCGGCTCACTATGACGGCCCTGACCGCTGGCACCGGCTCACCCAGCGCGTCCGCGACCTCTGCCAGTGTCACGTCCCATTCGCGCGGGCCTGCATATCCCCATATGCGATAGGCTAGGGCTTGCGAGCGGGGGTCTGTCATATCTTAATCTCAGAAAGCACGGCGTCATAAGGATCGGCGGGCGCTGATGCGGCTGGCTCTATGACGCGAAAGTCAGTGATATCTGCCTTTCCATCATGGTCCCAACACAAATCACCAGCCCAATCAACGTCGCTATATGGCCCACCCATAAAGCCCTCCTCAGGTCTAACCCACAGGACTTGAACAAGCGCGCGCCGATCAACCGGGCATTCCCCGCCCTTCCATTCGTGCCAGTTACCGTCATTGTAGTCTGTCATATCTCGAACTCCGCTCTGCCGGTTTCCCGGGCTTCCCTACATGCCGCTGTGAGGCGCTTGCCTGCCCGCAGGCCCATATCGGTAGCGGTTGTTTTCACACCATGCACCGTAAGCCTCACAAAGTCATCGTTTACAATCCCGCTTGGACGCTGGATCATGACATGATACACGCCCTGAGCGTTACCTATGCGATGATATTTGATGGTTACTCTGGTCGGCTCTGTCATTTGCTCCCCTTTCCGATGACCTTCAACAGGATATCCCTCTGCTTCTCGATTGTAACACCCGCATTTTCCGCCGCGCACATGGCCGACCACGCGCATACCGTCGCCATCTGGGCGCCAAGCCACCACGCTGGAAACAGCACGCTTTTCATCGCCCACGAGGCCGCGAATGCAGCCTGGTATCGTTCATCGAGATAGTCATCCGGTAACACATCCTCCGTATGCCATATCCCGCCGACGCCGAAATCATCAAGGCTACGGATGACGGCGCCTATTGCGCCATCTTTCGGGTTTCCGGGCGGCATTGCCCGTAGGACGCCCGCGAGGAACTCCCACATAAGCCTGCCGCTTGGGTCCTCTGCGCTATCGACGGCATCGTGGCATACCGTCCCGCCTAGCCTATCGTCTACCCCCTTCGCGAGTAGTGCTATCATGGTCATTCGCTCGCCTCCCTGACTAGCCTCAGAAAGATATGCCACTGGTGAAAGCGCGTTGCCCCGGCGAGGGCCGCGCAGTAAGCCACGCTCGCCGCCAGCCCGCGCTTAAGCGGCTTTTGCCATGTCGCCGCCGCCCTGCCAGCCGCCGCCAAGGCGGCCGAAAACGGGGCTTGCAGTTTCGCCGCGTCCCACTTGTCACGGTCTACCTCGGGGAACGCCATATTACGCTCGCGCCGGTCGAACCCGTCGATCACAAAATCGACAAAGATTTGCACCTGATCCGGGGCGCGCTTTATCGCGCGCAACACATCAGCCAGAAACCGCCACAGAACAGGCCGCAGGTCGGTGCCAGCTTTTGATGCATCGCGTATCGCGTTCCGGCAAACCCGCCCGCCTACAGCTTTGTCTATATCGCGGGCTATACGATGTAGCGGGGTCATGCGCTCGCCTCCTGGATCAGCCGGAGTAGGATGTCGCGCTGCCGGGCGCGGGGAACGTCGGCGAAGGTTGCCGCCCACGCTGCATCCGCCGCCCACGCCGCCCGCGCGCCCGCCTCCGTCGCGCACGCCGCTTCCGCCGCCTCCGTCGCGCACGCCGCTTCCGCCGCCGCCGTCGCCGCCCGCGCCGCCCGCGCATCCGCCTTGGGCCAGTCCTCTCCGCGCCCGAGCCTGTCCATCCCGGCGATGACGGGGTCAATCGCCGCCTGAACCTTTCCCGGTTCCGGCTTCATCTCCCTCAGCACGGCGGCGAGGAACCTCCAGAGGACCAGCGACTGATCGGCGGTGCTGGCCTCAAGCGCGTCCGCGCAGGCGGTGCCGCCGAGAGCGTCGTCGATGTCGCGGGCGATGGTGTAGAGCGGGGTCATGTCGTCTCTCCCTTGGTTTCATCTGTGCCTAGACCACGCGCGACGGCCCGTCAACTATTATTTGTAACCCGTCTACCGGCGCGCTATAAGAGCCTCACAAGGAGGACCATGACATGACACTGACCGAAAAAATCGCCGCCTCGGGCAAGACCCGCACCGCCATCTGCCGCGATGCTGGTATCAGCCGCCAGACCCTGTGGAACATCGAAAACAGCATCCCAGGTAAGTCGCCGCGCCCCGAAACCCTCGCCAGCATTCTCTCTGCAATCGGGGTTGACAGCGTGGCAGAAGCCTAGTAGGGATAAAGCGAAGCAGGGGAGAATGCTGATGCGAACCACCGACTACGTGTCTTACGCAACCTTTGACGATGACGACTTTGGCGACGTTATTGTCGAGTTTGTCGCCGCCGATGCAAGCCTGTCGCGGGTAACGCCCTCGTCAGCATGGACGGATCATCTGCGGACACGGCAGATCAGCATCTCTGCCCTTCCCGGAGACATGCAGGCGCGGATCAATGACCGCGCCGCATGGCTTCGGTTCAAGACCGACAAGTTTGAGGCCGTGACGCCTTGGGAGATTGATGAATGATACAGACCAAACGATACATCACCGAGAGCACGGAACCCAACGGCGAGATCGTGCGTGAGGAGCGCGTTGTCTATGTCAGTAAGTCGGGCATGGAGTTCGACACAGCGCAAGCTGCTTACCGTGATGACATCCAATGCCAATTGCACGACATTCTTGGGCCTGCTGTTGACCCGGTAGAACCGGGGCATGGCGGGCGTTATTACGCTGGCGACTACGAGATTTATACCAGCTATTTTGCCGGTATAAATAAAGCCATTAATCGGATGCTGGATAACCCAGAACCCTTTATTCGCTTGCTGGAAACCTGGAATGCCAATCGCAACTCGTGAACGTCAGCACTACAGCGGAGACACCGAAATGACCGACTACAATGACGGCGAATGGCACGGCTGGAACGGCGGGGAATGCCCGGTTAACCCGGAGGCAGTCGTGGATGTTGTCTCGATAAACTACGATGGAAGTCCCGAAAGAGATACCAGCAACTACGCCTTGGCTGCGGATCATTGCTGGGTTCATGACGATGACGGCGACATCATCGCCTTCCGCGTCGTAAAGCCTGCCGAGCCCGTCAAGCCTGCCGACCCGCTCGCTGATTTGGCTGCCAGAGTCGAAAAGCTGGAAGCCATTATCAACGCCATTGTTCCGCAAAGGGGCGGCGAATGACCGAGAGGATCGAGTTTGACCAAAACGGCGTCCCGCACGAGTTTGCTGTGGGCGGGGCGCACCTGGAGCAAATGGACGACGACCACTGGTTCCTCTCCATGGGGCGCGCTGACGGCACATCCGTGGCGGTGTGGCTAAAGTCTGACGCGCCGATCACGGTGACATACGAGACGCGCGATGCTGGCCGCTTCTGGATAGATCAGGTCGCGGAGCTAAAGGCGGAGGTCGAGCGGCTGACCGCAGAGAGCGAACGCCTGACGGCAGAAAACAGCAGGCTGGCAAATGCGCTGGCACCGCGACACTGGGGCACCGTTCCCGCCTTTGCCGTCAATGACCACCCAGAATCTGTCGCGCCTTGGCACACACCAGAGGAGGACACCCCATGACAGAACTACTTGTTCAAATCGTTGGCGCCAATCTGCCAAGCGAGGAAATGCCGAATGGCGCTTGCGTGATCCTGACCGGCGACGAGCGCGCAGTAGCCGAGGCCGCGAAACTGTGGGGCAAGCGAGTGGTGCTCGTAAGAGCGGAGCGTGTTGCCGCGCTGGAAACCGCAGAGGCGGACAACGTGCGGCTGCGGGAGGTGCTGCTAATAGCAAAGAGCCTAGAAGCTTGGGCGCAAGGCGCGCGCGATGGTCGCCCCATTTACCCCAGCGTCGTCGGCCTGACGGACATGGCACGCACCCTTCGCGCCATCGCCGACGATAGCGCGCAGAAAGGAGACACCCCATGACTGATCACTGGGAAACCGACGATGACTTTGACATTCACGTTCGCCAGCGCCGTATGATCGCGCGCTGCCGTGCTTGGCTGGCAATGGTGGACGAGGTGAACGCTCACGATCAAACCGTGGAAGCTTTGAGCTACCTTTTGCCCTATACCCAGGAAGCGATTGCCAAGGTGCTTAGCAACCCGCGCTACCTCACCCTCGACATGATGGCCGACATTGTGTTTGCGGTCTCTGGTAAATCTGTGCTGGTCGTCCTCCAAGAACCCGAAACGCCGGAGGTCACTCCATGAGCGACTACAACATGGATGTAGAAATAGCGCGCATCCGCCGGGAATATGAATACGAGGCCGCTGACTTGCGGGTCAAGATCGCGACACTTGCAGAGGAAGGGCGCCGCAAGGACAAAAAGATTGCGGAGCTACTCTATCGCATCGCAGAGCTTAAGGTGGAAAACAAGTGGCTAAAGGAGGATAGCCATGTTTAAGGGCCGACCGTTCACCCCGCCGATGTGGTCTGCTTCCACGCCTGACGTATCCGCGCGGGATGCTGCTATCGCGCGCCTTGAAGCGGAGGTTGAGCGCCTCCGTGATCAACTACGCACCGCTTCGGTGGCTGCCGCTCCGGAAGCAGAGAAGGACACCCCATGACCTGGAACCCACCGCCTGAGAAGGATCGCCCGGATAGGTATACGTGCCTCGGGCGCATTGCAGTCGAGCCGGAATACTTTGTTTGGACGGAATGCGTATGGGATGGAGACGATCATGTCTGGTATAGCAACTTAAACGATTGCGACATTGATGAACCTGTCGCCTTCGCCCCGCTGCCAGATGAAGCAGCCGCCCGGATCGCAGAGCTTCAGGCGAAACTTGCAGTGGCGCTGCATGGCGCGGAAGGAAGAATGGATGACTTGGTGAAGGCCCTGCTGACCCGGAAGGAAAGGAACATCATCACAGCTTTGCGGCGCGGAGAGGCAGAGGTCCATACGTTCTCTGAGGCCGAACTTGCAATGGCATCGGACGCTAGAAGCGACATGCTGGACAAAAAAGGAAACGGATCATGACCAACTTCGACTTCAAGTGGCTTTTGCCCGTTGTGGCGCCTTTTGCCATTTACGGGTATTTGACGCTGTTTCTCGCTGTCGCCGGCGTCCGTCTGGAGACCGAATCAGTGGGGAACATCGCGATAGTGGGTGCTTCTCTGTTTACGGGTCTTTGCTACGGCGGGGTTGCATTAGGCCATATGCATAACGATGGTGTGAAGTGGCGCTGGCTGGCGCGGAAGGGAGACACAGAATGACACAGGAAGAATTGGACGCCCTACCCGCCGGGGAGGAAGTCGATCTTAGCGGCAAGGACTTGCGCTTTCGCAACCTCTCGAAACGCGTATGGTATGGCTCGCACTTTCGCGGAGCGCTGCTATCAGCCGCCGGTTTCAGCGAGTCCGACTTGCGGCGTTGCGACTTTAGCGGCGCGGTCCTGACACATGCCGAGTTTCGTGACGCCGACTTGACCGGGTGCAATTTCCTCGGCGCGGATATGGATGGTGTCGATATGGAAGGTGCTATCCTGTCCGGCGCAGATTTTTCAGGGGCACGTGTTCGCAACGCCAACTTGATCGGATGCGACTGGCGCGGTGTCACGCTATTAGGCGCCGATTTTGAAGGCTCCCTTATCTTGCCAGGTTGGGCTGTGACCCGCCTTGCAGATGACGCCCGCTCTTAGGCCGTCACACGTTCACCTTGACCCGGTGAACCTCTCCGCGCTCCTTGTGCAGGGTGACGGCTTGAAGCTGCGCCCTGCCGACATAGGCATTCGACACAGCGTTAGCGTCTCGGGCCGACATGGCCCGCAATTGCTCCCATTGCACCCCACCGATATCTGACGCCTTGTAATGATGGAAATGCCCGGTGAACAGAAAACGAAACCGCGTGTTGCCCCATATATCGGCGTAGTCATCGGCCAGCATCATCACCATTTTGTCCGGCTTGGCCTTGTGCCCGTGGTGCGTAGCGACCATGCATCGGCCATGCTGATACACCCAGAACTCGCCCGGATCATTGTGGACCGTCACACGCTCATCATTGATGTAGCGGTAATACAGGCCCATGCGCAGAGCGATATACGCCTCAGGATCGTGGTTGCCCGGCAGGATCGCGACGACAACGTGCTGATGCCTTTCAAGAGCCATATCCGTCGCATAGACCAGCGCCTTGACCGCAACGTCAATCGTCTTGTAATGCCGCGTGTCTACGTCGAGCACATGCTTGGAGCGAGGCGTCTGGTTGCTGTAGTCATTGGCGTGGGTTGTGTCACCGATACTCAGTATGACGCCCACCCTGGACGCCGGAGAAGCCGCGATGCATTGCCCGATCCAATCGCGCAGCCTTTTGTCTCCCTTCGCCAAGTCCCAATCCTCGCCCGTCTCCTTGCCCCATGCCATCAGGCCAAGGTGAGCATCCGCCAGCAGATAAAGCGTTGCCAGATCGGCGCCCGTGTAAGGCGGGGCAGGCGCCGCAGGGGCGGGCGTGATGGTCTCGAAAACCTCACGCATCCTCTCCGCGATGCTGACCTGATCATCCTGCGGCCGCAGATACACCGAATAGCCCGGCGTATCGCCTTCCGGCTTGGTCTTGACCCACATGCCATTCGGCACGATTTCTGTCCCGACATGCCGCATGGCAGCCTCAACAGCTTCATCGTTCTTGCGCGCCCGCCGCAACAGATCGCGAACCGCCGTTCGGTCTACGCCCATCCGCCGGGCGGCTTCCGACTTGTTGCCCCCGGCTTCCGCAACCGCCTTCTCAGCAGCAATCTGGCGCGGCGTTTTCAAACCGGCTCCCCGTCCGCTTCCCGCTCATACATCGAACCGGCGCTGATCACGCATGTGACGCCTTCCGCAGACGATACCGTGACCGTCCATGTCCCCGTCTCGCGGTTGGCCCATACCACCATCGCGAAACCGTCATTATCCAAGCCCGTAGCCTGGATGCTCTCCCCGAACTGAGTCGCCAAATACTCGACCACACTCGGAGTATCCGCGCAATTCGCCGCTGCCGGGCTGGCCGCAAGCGCCATGATCGCCGCGAGTTTCCACATAGCTTCCCCCTAGATGTTGATACCGTCAGCCGCTCTTTTCCGGTAAGCGTCCAATTCTTCCGCCATTCTGATGTTCTCTGCCGCGACCTCAGCCGCCTTCAACGCGATATCACGGTAATACCGTAACGCCGCGATGACATGGTATTCCTCGGTTGCATTCATCGCCCGGAACGGCACTACGCCGCTCTGGACGCGCCCGACAACCCGGTCGGCAACCTCTAGACTTGTATCAAGGCTCATTCCCCGCCCCATGCTTTACGGCCTGCAACTCCCTTGCCGCCGCGAGTATCATCTGCGGGAGATCGTCTCTCTTGATCGTCCCGACCGGCTTGCCGTTCGAGAAGAAACACAAGTCCCCCGCCTGGTTTCTGGCATACGTCAAACGGGGCGGAACGTCAACTCGCATCACTGCCCGAGCATGACCGATTTGGCATACTGCCAGATCGCAAAGACGGTGCCGCCCATCATGGAAAGCAGGATAATCATCCCCAACCCCATGTTGCGCAGATTGCTGAATTGCTGAGTGATCGGCTTCATCTCGCCCACGTCGCGTTTCAAGCCGTCGATATCGCGCTGCATCTGGCTAAGCTGCTTGCCAGTATGTTCGACATCATCCCGGATGGTTTTGAGCATTGCACCTTGCCCTTCGACCATAGTTGCCACCCGCGCCAGTTGGACCGCATCCATAGCTATCTTTACACCCTCTAGTTGTGTGGACAAGGGGGTATCGGTCATTTCAGTAACCCTTGACGACCAGCTTGGAAAACTCTCCGCTCATCAGCTTTTTCCTGATGTATTCGTTCAATTCCTGCGAACCGAACTTGGCGCCGCATTCCTTGATCCATTGTTCCATCACGACGACCGGAATGCGCCCGACGAAACGCCATGCAGCATCCCCATGCATGGAAGGCGCAACCTCCGCAAACTCCTTGATGTAGTCCAGCATCCCGGTCACATCTTGCGACCTGGATTTGACGATCTTGTCATCCTCAATGGTGACTGTCTCGGCCACCCCGTATTCGTTAGTCACGGCGCGGCTTCCTTGTCTTTTCTTCGACAAAAACGGCCAAGCCCATTTCCACAAGGCGCGCGGCCATTTCATCCTCCTCCTCATATTCCGTCCCGTTGGGCGGATGGTGCGGAAGCCGGTCAGTCGTGATCCTGATTTTCGTCATTGCTCTCTCCAAAGGGAAAGCGGACCCCGTCACCGGGGACCGCCTGTTTCTTACAGCGCGCCGTTGATATCCGCGACAATGCCGTGCGCCTTTTCGGAGTCCACTTGCAGGCCGTATTCCACCGAAATCATACGGCGTTCCGAGTGGCCCGTCTTGGCAAGCGGCTCCTGCTTCATCGTTTGCAGGAACTTCACCTGCGCATAGCGCGGGTCAAGGATAAACACGTCACGCCCTGCCGTGGTGCGCGTTTCCAGATAGCGCGTCGGCAGGACTTGAAGCTGGCCGAAATCCGAGACGTAGATATCGACCGCCGCGTTAATCTTTTTGTCCTTGAACTCCTGATACCGGGTCGAGGTGCCGCTGAACGTGGACGAAATCTTGCGCTTCACAAGATCGCCGCAGAGCACAATCGACGGCTGCCCGCCGTTGCGCCAGCACGATGCGATGACATCGTTAAACAGCGTTTCGGTCAGCGCCCGCACGGTGCCGTCGCCAGCCGCCGCGTTCGGGAAGCCCGCCGTGGTGCCGGAGAGCGTCGGGTTGGTGCCAGGAGTGCCCGCCGTGGCGCGGCTGACGTTGGTGCGCAGGAAGGCCGGAAGGCCCGCCGTGGCCCGCGCGGTGCCCGCCGCGCCAGCGTTCGCCGCGATGTTTTGCAGAAGCATGGCTTCCATGCCGATCCGCAATTCCTTGATTTTCAGGTCGATTTGCTTCGCCATCGCCTGAATGTTGCCGGCGCCGTCGACCGCCTCGGCAGTCGAAGAAACCTCGGAAATCATGTCCGAAAGCTGGGTGTAGTTTGCCAGTTTGGTGCCGTTTGTCGGCGCATCGTTGCCGGGGTCGTTTTCGCCTTCGATAACCCGGTTCGTCAGGTTCGGGGCGGCAAGGTTCACTTCCACCCATTCGAAATAGCGGTTGGGCGTTTTCCCGCGCCCGATTGCCGACTGGAACGGCGTATCGAGGATGTTGTCCAGAAACGTGTAGGCTTCCTGGAGGTCTTCGCGGATCGTGGTGACGTTATACGTCAGGTTGGTATTTGCATTGGCAGTCATTGCCGGGTTCCTTTAGGAAGGGGTCAACAGATACGAGGTAAGGTCCCCCGTGCTCATTGCTTTCGCCCGCGCTTCCCTTGCAGCCACCCTATTTGCCGAATTGCCGCTGGCCTTGGCGCCCGGTTTTACAACCGCCGTTTTCGGCTTTTGGCTTGGCACAGGTGCCGCTTTGCCTTCCATGATCCGCCGGAACTGCGCCGCATCGTGCAAGACACGATACATGCGCGCGTCCGTCAGCGACCTGATTTCTTCCTCAGAAAACCCGTAGTAATTCTGCCCGACTTCTTTCATCGTGCTTTCAACCTTGGCCTTCTTTTCGGGGTCGGCCAGCGTGGGGATTGATTGCAAAAGAAGCTGGTATTGCTCGGCCCTGTAGGCTTCATGCTGCGCAATCTGCTCGGCCACGGTTCGCGACTGCAATTCCTGCATTGCCGCTTGCGCGTTCTGATACTGTTGCAACTGCATGAGATAGGCCGTTGTCTGCTCCATATGGGCAAACGGGTCGGTCTGTCTAAGGCGCTCGTCAGGAGGCGTAGGGGGCTGCAATGGCATATTGCCGGTTTGCAGCAACTCTGCGATCTGGACTAGCTGTTGGCGCTGGGCTTGGATATCCGCGCGTTCCGCTTCGACCTGTTTCTTGGTATCAGCGACCTCACGCATACCCTTCTGAATAAAAGCCTGCCCTGAATACCCCCGGAGTAGCTCGTCAAGCGGGACTTGCTGTTCGCGTCCGTCCACCTTTACGGTGAACATCTGCACGGCATCGCCTGCTTCCTCGGCTTCCTCGGTTTCCTCGGCTTCATCAGTATCGGTTTCCGTCGCGCTCTCTGCGTCGTCCTCGTCAGACTGCTCCTGCGCAACAGTTTCTTCTTCCGGGGCTTCTTCCGTCGCCTCGGCTGGCACCTGCATGATCAGGCCCATCAGTCCGTTTTCGGCAGTCGTGTTATCCACGGTCCTGCTTTCCCTTTTGCATTCGGTGCTCAAAGACTTTCCCGTCTATCATCACTGACAGGATTTGATCCTTCACCGCCTTTAGCGCCCGGACCATCCGATGCGCTTCCATGATCTGACTTTCGGTCGCGTCCATACTGGCGAAAACCGCAGTCTGATTACTTAATACCACATCAAAGGCTTCAACGAAAATAGGATCGTTGATTATTGCCTTTGCCCTTTCCGCCCGCCGCAGAATGTCCATTACATCCCACCCTGGAATTGACGCGGAACCATTTGCGCGGCCTTCACCGCCTCCGTATCAATCGACTTTTGCAGCTTGGCGTCCTCGATCATCAGGTCTTGCTCCATCTGGTCGCGGCGGAAATCATCGTCCATCTGCGCCTTTTGCATCTCGAATTGCAGCCGCTGGCTATCGCTTGCCATCTTGGCCTGCGCCTTAATGGTTTCAGCCTGCACCATCGCTTGCGCCGGATCGGCCTGCGGCGGCGCCTCCGGGGCGGGCGGTTGCGGCGGTTGCGGCGGCGAGAAATACCGCTCTGCATTGGCGATACCATTCAACGCCATCATGTCGGCTAGCGTATTGCGCAA